CAACATTCTCGCCAATCTTCTGCTTTTGTACTGCTCTAGCTTGTGCTACTGAGTTTTTAACAGAATCAAGAATCGCTTGCTGTTGCTCAGGAGTCATGCTCTTGAGGATTAACTCCTTGACCAGACTTTCAGCGTCCATTGCTCAACTCCTTGGTCAACTGATCTAAGAAATCTTGTTCCATGCCTGAGATTTTATTCTGCTTGTCAGCCATTTGCATCTCAACAATCTTAGATTTATTCTTAATATCAGCCTCCTTGAGCATCAATTCAGCAATCTTCACTCGTTTGTCAAACTCATCTGACTCTTGACCACTAGGCAAGTTCTTAGTAGCACTACCAAGTACTTTAGCCTGTACTTCTTGTGGCATCAATTGAGCTTCAACAGACAATTTAGTCGCTTCTGCACGATTTTGCTCGGCTTGTGTCGCTTGAACGGCAATTTGAGCTTGTGCCAACTGCATAGCCAACTGCTGTTGAACTTGTTGCATCTGCTGTGCTTGTGGATCAGGTTGAGACATCTGGTCAAGCATCTGAATCAACTCATGTCTGTTAGACAACGAGCTGTTAGCCATGATTCCCTTAAGAATGACTGGCAAAACAGGAGTATTCGGGCCAAGAGTCTGGAGCAAAGAGATGAACTGTTGTTGTTCATGCTCACGAGCGATGATACCAAGCGCTGCAGTCGGGATAAACTTCAAGTCAACAGTAGGATAACGCTCTGGATCAAACTGCATATAGCGATAAGCAGCCTTATTGATGAACGGAATCATAAAGTCTTCTTGGAAGTTCACCAAGGTACGCTTGTACTTCTTGATAATCGAGGCAACAGCCATCGAAATACCACCTTGACCAGCGTCCCGAGACACATTTGACACCATTCCGTTGCTATCAAGCGTACCCGTAGACTGCAAGAGCATTCTTTCAAACTCTTTGGCAGTATTCATGTTGTTTGGATCAGTATTTCCAAACTTGAATGGGAACAAAATCTCGTTAGGATTGCCGTTTGTCAGGATATTCTTGCCTGGCTTTACCTCAAACTTCATGCCACGGGGCAAACGAGTTGCATCCATCGCAATCATTGGGCTAGTAGTCAATGCCAAAGAGTCCAAATGTGAACGAATCTGAGCGTCTACAGCCTTTTGAGAGTTATAAGCCTTCTCAACAGTACCACGACCAAGTAAACGATTAGGAACTGTATCGTCCTGATAAGCCAGAATTGGGCGATCCTTCATCATGTAAGGATTCTTTTCTGCCTTCAGAAGAACACCATCGTTCGCAATAACGACAATAGCTTCTACCAAGTCAGAATACTCATCCTGAACAGAGTCTTCAGGGAACAAATCCTCAACTTCTGCTTCATTCTCCAGTTGCTCAAGGTATTCTCTAGGAACTAAACCATAATAGGTCAGCAACTTAACCTTGTCATCTTCATACTGAGTAATCTCTTGAGTAGGCTCAAGGTCAGTATCCATCGAATCAGTACCGATTTCTACCTTGCGATAGATGCCATCTTCCTGACCCTTAACAACTTTGTGGATAGAGACATACTTCTCAATCGCCACACCCATACAGTCTTCAATAGAAGTTCCGTTAGGGTCAAACAAGAAGTTCTTAGGGTTAACAGGAACAATCTTGACAGCAATTCGGTCTTTTTCTAGTACGCCAATAGCGGCTTGACCAGGTTGACCAGGGATTGCTTGGGTAGAAGGAACAAAGATTTTCTCGGTCTTGACAACAATCTCACCGATGCCAGTACCATAGATTTCTGCCATCAACTCAATCTGATCAATAGACTTACGAATCTTGTCTACTTTGAAATCTTCCATCAGTTGAGCCTTAATCATGGCTACATCTAATGGGTTGTTGTTGACATCACGAATATCGTCTTGAATGTCAAAGAACTCACCTTGACCAAAGATAGCTTCCATGATCTCGGCATGGCGAGTCTCAACAGCTTGAGTAGTACCAGGCGTTACGATGCGTGAACGCTCTGATTCTCGGGTCTTGTCTTGTGAATCCCACTCACCACGAAAGATACGCTCGTATTCCAACCATGCAGTTAAATAGTTAGTATCACGATAGTCTCTCCAGCGATCACAATGGTTAACTACAAAGCTAACTAATTCTTTATCGCTGTCTGTTGGTTCTTGGAATTCCATTACACCCCCGAAATTATGTCAATCGGCTTTTTTAAGCCAGATAGTGATTGTTCTTACGCATATTCTCAATTGCGGGAATAATTTGCAAGTTATTCGGTACATGAAGTCCGCAAACATTTTCGCCCTGCAATGGGATTATATGGTCAACATGCCAGTTTTGACCACTTTCTTTCGACCTCATCGAAGCAACTTGATAGTAGCACTTCATCTTCAAATGGTCAAATTCTGTTAACCAGCTTGGAGTTCGTTGTAATTTAGCAGATCGTCTTTTAGCGGATGAAGCTAATACTGCACCAATGTTGTTTTTTACCCATAAACGCTTTACTTCTCTGCGTTTACCAATAGTTTCAGCTTTGCGAGATGTTATCTTCTCTCTGTTTAGCTTTTCGTATAGCTTTTGATACTCTCTGATTTTGTCTTTATTTCTTAAAGCGTATTCTTTTTGACTTGTTTTCCTGCCTTTAGGATTTTCATTCCTTTTGGCAATGTACTCTTCCATCGTCATAAAACCCTGCCGATCACGCAATCTGGCATATTCTTTTTTTCTTGACTCTGGATTTGCTAATCTATTAGCTTTTTTTTGCTCGTAATGACAGGATTTGCAAAAATTCAAATGACCATCAGACATATTTTTATGTTTATGGAAAAATGATAACTGCTTAGTTTGAGCACATCTTTTGCAAGTTTTAGTCAAATTAAGCGTCATTTTTAACCCAAATCAACAGCCTGAAATTATGTCAATCGGTTGCCACTCATCATCTTCTTCTTGTTCAAAGTACGATGTAACGGCAAGCTGATCCATGTATGATAATGCATCTGGTAAGTCATCATGGACACCATTTGCAGGAAACATCAGAAGTTGGTCAATGAAGTCATCCCAATTCTCTTCGGAATTAAGTATGATTCTGCCATGTTCGAATCTTCCTTGCAATGCCCAAATCACTCTATCTGTCTTTTTTCTGTTCCCATGGGTCAAATCCACGATATGAGCATAAACATTGTTCTTTCTCATAAGGTCTGACAAATAGGGTAAAACAGCGTTTTTAAGCGCCCCCCTCTCAATTCCCACAGAAGTCGGTCTGTAATCCCGAATAGCCATCAGAATTTTAGAGGCTGTCTCACGAATATCCCACCTTCCGTGAATGATCTCCTTGACAAACCACTTCCCATCCTCAGTTGCCTTAACCACACAGATAGCAGACTCATCAAGCCTTTTCTTGGCATTCCCAGCTTGTTTGGCAACCTCTTCAAAGCCCGCCAAGTCAATTGAGATGAAATAACTACCATGTTCAGGCTCTACCCCATACTTGATCCAGTCCTCTTTAAAGATGTCTGAACCCGCATTAGAGAAGCTCGCCATGTATTCTTGCTTAAAAGCAAAGGTACTCAGGGTCTTTTTAGCACTTTCAATCTCTGTAGGGTCGATCAAAGGGTTATCTTGGGTTGTGAAGTGCCAACTCTTCCAGTCAGAATCCTCGCCATTCTCACCTAGCTTAAAGGTGTCATAGAACCAGTTTCTACCCTTTGGAGTACCAATAAACAAGGCTCTACCCTTCTTGTCAGACAAAGAAGCCCGAATAACTTGTTCCCAAGCCTCAGGCTTAATGTCCGCAACCTCATCCAACACCGCATAAGTCAAAGACACACCACGAAGGGTATCGGGTCTATCAGCACCACGGACATAGATTCTTGCCCCGTTTATCAGGGTAATATCTAAGTTATTGACATGGCTATTGGTAATGATGTCTCTACCAAGGTCTAACAATAAGTCCCAGATAATCTGTCTTGATTGCCCCATAGTCGGGCTTACATAAAGTACCGCAGAGCCTTGAGGACACTTTAAACCCTCAATTAAGAGCGTTACAGCAGCCATCCTAGACTTCCCGCACCTACGCCCAGCAGCCACAACCTTAAACCGAGTCGTATCCTTAAATACCTCTTGTTGCCAAGGAAGTAAGCTAAAGTTCAAATCAGCCATATTTAGCCTCTACATCTTCTGGTTGGTCAATAATAGTCGGTTCTTGCCCTAATCCAGTAATGTTAATCGTCACAGCACTCCTCTGCCCCTTATCCTTCTCAAACATGCTCACAGGAAGAGTCCTGTCCAAACACATCTTCAAAGCCACCAATTGATGCGGATGCTCGTCATTCAATGCTATCTCTATCACCTTCTGAGCAACATCCTTACCTCCAGAACGAATCATCAACTCCTTAAGCTCCTTGAGCCTCTGATGGTCTGTCTTAGGCAATACAGCAGGCGGGTTATCAGCAAACCTCTGTATCGTCATCTTTACCGATCCTTTAGGGCGACCTCTACCTCTTTTTAGTTGTTCCACTTTGTCCTTTCTGGAGTGTTCCATTTTCACTTTTTTTGAGGGTGGGGTGTACCACAAATATCTACCAACCCAACCAACCCCCTCCCCCCCATCAATCCAACCAACCTAGGGTTTTCCCTACTGTGTTTCTATCCAGTACTGTCCAGGCATACAGATCAGGGTTTACCCTTACTTGCAGCTAATTGAGAATGATTCTCATTTGCGTTTAGGTAAGAGAGTGAAGCACCTTTTCTAGGGTACTTGTCTTTTTATCTAACATTCTGTTTACCCTATCTTTCCCTTTACTATCCCTTCTATCCTTCCCTAATGATTCACTCATTCAGGGCTGTTGTTTATTTCCGACATTGTTAGTAACTAACCCTAGTCTGTCAAATGGTTCATCTATCCTATAACCCAATGAATGCAAATGTTGGTAAAGGGCTAATAGGTTTTCGAAACCCTGTGAAATATTACCCTGTCCAACTGTTAAAAGAATCTGTCGTTTTGGGTTGTCTAATTTCCTACGAAACTGAACAGTATCAATTTTGGGAGGTCTAGCCATGTTTTCCCTTGTCTGATAATTAATTAAATAAATTCTATCATCTAAGGGTTTGTCCCTATGTTTTTTTTATTTTTTGGTGCTATTCTTACCCTACTTTCAATCGGAAAGTGCGATTCAATAGGTGTCAATAATGAAACAA